CCACGGACGGCGCGGCGCTGGTGGCGCGCGAGTTGGTGAGGAAGCTGGACGCCGGGGCGATCACCGTGTTCCGCGCCGAGCAGGAATTGCGGGACGCGGTGGCGCTGACGGGGCAACGCGCGGCGTTGCCGCCCGAGCCGGGAAAGGAAATGGCCGCACGCGGGGGCGTGCGGCCTCCGGTGGAAAGGGCACCTGTCGGGCCAGAAACCCCGACAATACTGATACGCGGCGCGGGGGCCGCCGGATTACTCCCGGCGCAGGCCGATCCGTGGGACGAACCGGACGCCGACCCCGACGCCGGGCTGTACTCGCGCCCCGAGCCGCCCGCGCCGGAATGGCCACGCGAGCACGTAGCGACAACGTACGATGCCGCGCCGCCATCCCCACCCGTGGATCTTTCTCGCGAACGTGCTCGTCAAGAGCAGGCCACATCCGACGCCTATATCAAGGCCACGAAAGATGCGGCGACCGAGTGTGCCGAGGATCGGGCTGTATTCTTTCGTGCCGTGCGGATCATCAAGGAGCAGGTGCGCGGCTCTGCGCCAGAGAAGGCGATAGCCAGCTTGCAACCGGGCGACGATCAGCAAGCGCACTGGTTCCTTGACGATGTGGAGGAATGGTGCCGAGAGTTGCGCGCGGGGCTGCCGCGTCGGCTACGCTCGGTTTCCGGCGAGAGGGGGTAGCCATGAGCAAGATGACCGCGTTGCGACCGGACGACAAGGAATGGTATCTCGACTTCATCCGTGGGGCAATCGATCTCGATCGTTCCGACATTGATACCAGCGCCGCTAATCGTCTCGTGCTAGCGCTCTTGCACGACCATGAGGCCAGCACGTCAAACATTGAGGAGCAGATCAAGGCTCGCCGCATCCTCGATGCTTGCGCCGAGGACGGCTCGCGCAGCCTGGTCTACGGCGTGATCCGTGAGGATAACACCGCCGTCCGGCTCCCGAACACTGGCGTTTTACACCTCCCTGCTCGCATCGGCACGCGCAAGAAGGGCAGCAAGGGTTGGCAACAGACCTTGTGGTATGACATGGACTGGGCGCAGTTCGATGAATTCCTCGAACGGCAGACCGAGCGCCACAGCGCCGACGCGACCAAGCTGTTCGCCATGCGTGGCGTGCGGACACTCAAAGAGCAGTATCCCGACACCGCCAGTGTTGGTGAGGCGATCCGTGCGGCGGGACTTGACCCGCTCAATCTTGACCTTGAAGAAATGGATATGGCGAGCTAGGAGGGCTGCATGGCACTCACCACGGCACAGAAAGCGGCGATATTCGCGGCGCTGGATGAGGCGCGGGAACGCACGATCGATGCGGACGAGCAGACCCAACAGCGGGCGACGATGCAGGCATTGGCCGACGCCGCTGGTTCCCTGCCGATCAGCGAAATCGTCCCCGCCTTGCGCGAACACGCGCACCAGTTGGCGATGCAAGAACGTGGTATCGCGCGGGTCAGGCGGGCGATGGACGCGGTGATGCGGGAGGTAGAGCGCGAGGGCGTCGAGACGCCGGGCGACCTGCTGACGAAGCGTGGCTTTACTACCCTGCCCCAACTGCTCGCCTCGTTGGGCTTCACCGGCGATCTAAATGCGTTAGTGGACGAGATGGAGGCGGCGATTCATCGCGCCGCCTAGCGCCCTGCCCACACGCACAGCGCCCCCCGCACCGCCTTGGTGCGGGGGGCGTGTCTGCGTGTGTGGCTGGGTTCCGTCCGCGTGCACAGGTTGCATAGGACCGGACCATTGACCTATAGGCGCGGGCGCGGGCGTGCCCTACACTGAGGAGGCACACCACAGCAGCAAGGCACGGTGTGGCATGCGGGCTATCCCGCTTCATCCGGACGTTCCCCAGGCTGTCCCAGTCCGGTGTTGCCATCGCCAGCGAGGAGCACCCATGCACCCAACCTCACCGCCCCCGGCCAGTCGCACGCGCGCAACCGCAGCACTGCTGCTCCTGCTCCTGTCGCTGGCGCTGCTCGCGCCGGACGCCGTGCGCGCGGCGACCGCGCCGACCCTCGGCACCGCGCAGAGCTTCGCGGTCCTCGGCGGCTCGACGGTCACCAACACCGGGTCGAGCACCATCAACGGCGATCTGGGCGTCAGCCCGAGGAGCGCGATCAGCGGCTTCCCGCCGGGACTGGTGACCGGCGGTGCGATACACCAGGCCGATGCGGTCGCACTCCAGGCGCAGAGCGATGTCACCACAGCGTATAACGCCCTGGCCGGTCAGGCCTGCGACGCGATCCTGACCGGCCAGGACTTGGGCGGGCTCACCCTTACCCCCGGCGTCTACTGTTACGCGGCGGCGGCGCAGTTGACGGGCACCCTCACCCTCAACGCCCAGGGGAACGCCAACGCGGTCTTCGTTTTCAAGATTGGCAGCACGCTCACGACCGCCAGCAATGCGCGGGTCCAGGTGATCAACGGCGGCTCGCCCTGCAACGCCTACTGGCAGGTCGGCAGCTCCGCGACGCTCGGGACAACCACCACCTTCGTCGGCAACATCCTCGCGCTCACCAGCATCTCCCTCACGACCGGCACCGGCATAACCGGGCGGGCCCTGGCGCGCAACGGGGCGGTGACGCTGGACACCAATACGGTCTCCTTCGCCGCGTGCGCGGCGGCAGCCCCCACCGCGACGCCGACCGCCACCGCGACGCCTCCTCCTGCTGCCCCATCCCCCACGGCGACGAGCGCCCCGCCCATTAGCGCCACGGCGACGAGCGCCCCGCCCGTTAGCGCCACGGCGACGAGCGCCCCGCCCATTAGCGCCACGGCGACGAGCGCCCCGCCATCCGGCCCAAGCCTCACCCCGACGAAGCCTGCGACCACCCCCACGGCGTCGCCGAAGCCAGCGACCGCGATCTGGACACCGGACGCCGCCGCCGTGCGCGACGACGAGGCGGCTGCGGCAGGAACACCGACGCCCGTGCCCGCGACAACGATCCCGGCAACACCCATAACGACAACGGTGGTCGCCACCGTGCCCGGCACCACGCCGACGGCCAGCGTGACGGCGACCACGGTCACCCCAACAATCCGCCCGATCACGCCGACAGCCAGCACGACGGTGAACAGGACCACCCCGACAGGCACCGTGACAACAACGCCGCCGGCGCTAGCGCCCACCGCGACGATGATCATCCCCCGCTTACCGGATAGTGGCGGGGGTGGGGGGCAGCATCAGCAGACGACCGTGCCGCTCCTCCCGCTCCTCGCGCTCTCCCTCCTCGCGGCGCTCCTGGCCGGTGGGCTGTTCCTGCGACGGCGCATCGCGCAGGGTGTGTAGACGCGGCGGCTGGAAGAAGTGACCGCGCCAGGGGGTGCGCCTGAAAGGGATGCAGGAGTATCAGCAGACCTTGTTCCTGGCCTTCACCTGGGACGAGTACGAGGCGTGGCGCGACGACTGGCTCGGGCGCTACGCGCGGGCGGGCGACATCCGGGCGATCATCACCCTGATCGATCGGGTGCGCTTGACGAACCCGAAGGTCGCGAGCATCGGCGCGGCGCTCCGCATGGGTGGGGCGAGTATCACCGCGATCATGGAGGACGCGGCCTGATCGACTGGCGGCATCTGCACGCGGCGTAGCGATCAGGGTCACAAGATGAAGGGGCGGGCTAATTAGCCCGCCCCACTCATATATCCCCCGCCCGAGGGCGGTGCATGCGCTCGCGTTGCTGCTACCTACCGTAGCACGACTGTTCGGGTTTGTCTAGGGTGTGGCGTTGCCGACCGCGAAGGTAGGATTCTTATCCTGCTTGAATACCAGCTTCAGATCGGTCGCATTGGGAGCAACATCGAAAACCACGTGATACGTGACGTTCACCCCTGGCGGTACCTGACCCCCGATGCGCTGTGCCCCCTTGTATCCCGAGTACTCGTAGGAAGCACCGCCATCGGTGGAAACCTTGTAGGTGATACCATTGGCGGCCAGTAATTCAAGGTCGGTCGTGTTGACGCCGAAGTTGGTATTGCCGGTGTTCTTCATGTCAACGACCACGACGAACCATGTGCCTGCCGCCGTTGACTTGTTGCCATACTGCGACCAGACAAGTTCTTTCCCCGGTCGGACCACGTTGTTGACGGCGAGATCCCAGTTCTTCACGCTGGCAAGCTCGTTCAGGCCGTAGACCTTGGGCGGTGGGACTGGCGTATTGGTCGGCTTTGGTGGTACGGGCGTATTGGTCGGCTTGGCGGTCTGTTCAGGCTTCGGCGTGTTCGTCGGTTTCGCCGCATCGGTTGGTTTCGCTGTCGTTACTGAGGTGGCAGTCACGGTGGCGGCTTGTCCCACCGCCGCAACGGTCGTGCCGCCCGGCGCGCTGGTTGGCGCTTGCGCGGCAACCGTGGGTGTCGCACTCCCTCCGCCGCGAGCCACGGCCACAATACCGATCAGCCCGCAGACAAGACAGAGCGCAAGCACCGCGCCCGCGCCGATCAAGAGGCGATTGCGCCGCTTTTTCGCGGGCAGTGGCGGTGCCGGGGCATAGGCGAAGGGCGGCTGATCGGGGTGCGACTGTGGTGGCGGAACCGGTGGCGTGTTCATGCTTCCCCCTGCGGCGTATTCGCTAAGGTCCGCATGGTACGGCACGGCGCACTTGTCGTCAAGAAAGCGCGGGCCGCGTCGCGATCAGCGGCGGAACTCCACGACCCAGCGCGTCCGGGTCGGCAGGAACAGCCGGGCGAGCCAGCCGCGCGGGATGGGTTGCTGGTAGACGCGGGCGACGTGCCAGCCGGTCCCCGCGAGCACGGTCGCCAGGTGCCGCATGTCGGGGCGGTGGGCGTAGTAGCAGCGCACGACGCGCGGGTTGGCGGTGCGGTGCGCGCCGTGCGGGCGGTGCGTCGTGGTGTAGTAGGCGCCCGTACCGGGGATACCGGCGGTGAGGCGCAGCCCGCGCCGTCCGACACCCGCGCGCAGTCCGTGACCGCCCACAGACACGCTCGGCCCGGACTTCGACAGGTTCAGCCGGGCGAGGCCGCTCAGGCTCATGGCGCGGCGGAAACGAAAGCCCATCACGTCCCCCTTGCGTTGGTGGTCGGGGCGCTCGCCAGTCGGAGCGCCCCGCGTCGTGTCCTACGCCGCGCGCTGGCTGATCAGCACGTCGCCCGCCTCATAATACGCCGTCAGACCGCCCCGCCCCGCATCGATCGCCCGGTCGCTGTGGCTCATGCCCTCCCACTCCGCGACAATCGCCTCGGCCTGTGTGACTGCCGCAGCTGCCTGCTCGGTGCGGCTGAGGCGGGCGTAGGCCCGCCGCGCCGCCTCGTAGACCGCCCGATCGAGCGGCGACACCAGCACGGTCAGCGCGCCCCACGCCGCGATCCGCGCCTTCGCCGCGTGCCCGATGGCCTCCACCTCGGCCAACGTGGTCGCCTGGGCGACCTGCTCGGCGGCGACGTGGGCGAGCCATGCCTCGCGGACCAGTTGGCAATGCCAGCACTCCTTGTTGAGTTGCGCGGCGTGACAGAAGCAATACACGTCGCCGGTGGTCAGGTCGTAGGCGGTCACGTTGCGCTTGCCGGGGCGGCTGGCGCTCTCGCTGAGGAAGTAGGCCAGTTCGCCGTCCGCGTCCAGCGTACGAAAGACCATCTCGGCGGCGGTGTGGCGGGCGACAGAGGCGGTGCTCATGGTAAGATTCTCCTTGGGCTTGCTCACATGAGAGGCGCTCTTTGCTTGGCGGCGGGGCGTCTCTCTTCATTACTAATACTATAGCACCATAATAGCACCACGTCAAGCGTTCATTAGCGTAATATGGCCCGATTCTGCGTATTGACGTGGTATCACTCTGGTGTTATGATAGGGATAACAAGAAAGGGGTGTCCAATGATCCGCTTCACTTTACGGTTGCCCGAGGAAGTACGCGATAGATTGATCGCGGTCGCGAAACGCAGCAACCGATCAATGCACGCGCAAATCCTCCACATCATCATGCGGTATCTCGCAGAGGTGCCCGAATGATGCGTGGTCGTCCACACGAGACACCCCCCGCGCCCTGATGGCCGGGGGGTGTCGTCTGGCTAATTTCCTGCTGTGACCGCCTACGCGACCTGTTCCTGCCGCGCGGCCTGTCGCGCCGTGGCCGCGCCCGCGTAGCCGACGCACGTCCCGACCTTGCGCCCCTGGTCGTCATGGACCGCGTGCCGCACCACGTAGGCCGGTTCGCGGTCTGGCGCGGTCGGCAGCCGCGCATAGTACGCCTCCGGTGGCAGCGGGCGGCCACAACGGGGGCACCGTCGCTCCGTCGTCATGGCGCTCCCCTCTCCCCTCCCCTGCGTCGTCAATCGGCGACCGGCGCGCGCTGTGCCGCCTCGCGCGCCTCGTTCTCCGCGCCCTCCGCCGCCAACGCCCACTCGCGCCAGATCGTCGGCTGCGCGTCCAGTTCCCACGGCGCGATGCCCAGATACCGCGCCGCCCGGATCAGCACGTACCAGTCGGGCAGGGGCCCGCCGAGTTCGCCCCCCGTCAGGAGGTGCCGCCTTATGCCGGTCCGGGCGTCGGAGGGACCGTCATGCCGCTCACGACCGCGTTGATCGCGGCGACGTTGAACGCCACGGGCAGCGCATTGAGGCTGTCGAAGTCGAGCGGGTAGGGCTTGCCGTCGTCGCCCTCCACGTCCCAGGCCATCAGCGAGCGCGCCAGGAAGTCCGCCACGCCCCCCGTGACCGCCTTATCGGTGCCGAGCCCCGCCGCTTCGAGCGCGGCGCTGGTGAACGGGCGGAATACGAGATTGACCGGCTCCCCCTGCCACTCGAACGACGCCTCGCACCGCTCGTCGATGATCTGCCGTACTTTCATCTCGCGTCTCTCTCCCGTTGTTGTCGCCCTCGGGTATCAAGGCGACGGGCGTTGCCCCACCCCGCCCGCCGCCGCCTCGTCGCCGCCCTACACTCAGAGCGCCGACAGGGTGTTGATGAGCGTGGCCTGGATAGCCCGACCGAACGCGGGATCGTGGACCCCCACGAACGGCCACTCGATCGCGAAGACACCCGCATCGTCCGCGAACTTGTTGGCCTTGTGGATCTTCGCGGCGATGTCGAGCTGGAACAGGTAGCTGCTGACGACCCCCGTGCCGTTGGTGGCCGGGGCCGCGCCGCTCCCCGCCGCAGGGATCGCACCGATCACCGCCGCCGCGCCCGTGGTCGGGGTGATGGCACCGAGCGAGAGGACGCCGCCGCCCACCTGGCTGACGTAGGCCGCCACCCCGGTCGCGTTCGCGGGGAGCGGGGTGAGCGCCGCGACGTTGATCACATTGGTGCTCGTGCCCGCCGGGACCACGATGGTGCCGGTCGGGCCGACGACGGTCGAGCCGGTCGCGTTGGTGTAGCTGAGCGCCACCTGATAGGTGCCCGGCACGATCGTGCCGCCCGTCGTGGCGGTCGTCAGGGTCGGTGCGGGCGGCACGGACGCGACCACCGTGGCCCCGGCGTAGATTTGCGGCCCGCTCACCTGGAAGCGCACGAACTTGGTCGCCCCGGCACGCAGGGTGTTCAGCAGCGCCATGCCGGTCGCGTCGGCCTCGACGCGGATCGCCAGGTCGAGTTTCGGCAGCGTCTCGATGTGCGCCGCCCAGGACGGATTGGCGCTGTTGAGCGTCCACAACGGGCCGAACTTGCTGGCGAGCTTGAAACTGCCCGACAGGAAGCGCAGGAACTTGGTCGTGCCGAGCGCGCCGGGCGTGTCGTCGAGGAAGGTGTCGATCTGCGCGGGGATCATCGGGATCAGCGGCTGGCTGACCGGGCTGCCGGTCATGGTCACGCCGTCCTGGATCCGTTGCCCGAACATGGTCGCGTTCAGGTCGAACTTCTGGCGGCTCCAGGTCAGGCCGAACTCCGAGAAGAGCCCGTACGGGAAGCGCTGCGCGCGCACCGGCGAGCCCTGCTCGACCGTGTAGGTCTGCGGCGTGTCCTCGGTCGTGGTGGACGGCTGGAACTGCCAGCGATACGCCCCGGTCGGCGTCGCGCCATCCATGATCTGCGTCGGCGTGGCGTTGGTGAAGCACGACGCGAGGATGTACTGCAACTCGTTGAACGTCGGGATGCCGACGACCGTCGCCGCCGACCACTCGCGACCTTCCGGGACCACCGCGTCGTACTTGGTGCCGTAGGGGCGGAAGGCGTTCGTCTCGGCCATGATCTCCGGCTCGATGGAGATCGACTGCAAGCGGCGATTCGCGGGGACCAGCGTCCCCGGAACTGCCTCGATGCCCAACTGGACTCCCTGGGTTACTGTGGCGCGCTCTGGCATTGCTGGCACTCCTTTGTGCTAGGCGTCCGGGCTACGTCGCCTGGACCTCGAAACGATACATCCCGCCCAGGTGGCGGTAGCTGACGCCGTTGGCGACCTCCGCCAGCTTGAACGGCGCCTCCCGCGTACAGGAGAGGATCAGTCCGCCCGGTACGGCGACGTTGCGCGCCCCGTGCAGCAACTGATCGGCGCGCTTCATGGCGGGTCGCGCGACGTCGTAGGACGTGCCCGTGACGGTCGCCTTGACGAGGTAGAGCGGGCGGGCCATGATCCGCGCCTGCCCCACCCCGAGCGTGTCGGCACCGCCCGACAGCATGGCGAAGGCGTAGAACGGGTAGGGCGCGTCCTCGTCCGCGATGTCCGCGTAGACCGCCGAGCCGTCCGCGCCGAGCACGACGACGAGCCAGCGGTCGATCAGGTCCGTCTCGGTGCCGACAAACACGCTCATTCCACCCCGATCCCGCCGACGAACCCGGCAAACGTCCGCCCGAACGAGCCCATGACCGCCTCGGCGGCGGGGAGCAGGAACGGCTGCGCGGCCATGAAGCGCGTCCCGTACTCGACGTAGATGGCGTGCCCCGCGTCGGCGCTGACGCTGGCCGCGTACATCTCCGTGAGCGTGGCCGCGATCGACGCCTTCAGCGCGCCCGTCCGCACCGGGACAAGTCCCTGCGCGATGGCGACGATCTCGTTCGCGCCGTCCTCGATCGCCGCCGCGATGCGGCTGTTGATCAGCGGGATCAGCTGCGGGAAGCGGTTGCGCGCGACGATCTGGACGCTAACCATCAGCCCACCTCCTTACACACCGCCCGATAGTCCTTGCTGTACGCCCCGCCCTTCAGGACGCCGCCGATTTGGAACGTGCGCCCCGCGATCAGCAGCGTGTCGGTCGGGATGATATCGGTCCCCCACGGCAGGCTCACCGTGTAGGCGACGACCCATTGCAGGGCATCGGCGATCGTCCGCTCGTCGCCGCCACCGGCGGGACGCAACCGGCACGGCACGGTCGCCACGGTGGCCGTCGCCGTGGTGCTGCCGCCCGCGCCGTCCCGCGTCCGCGTCGCGCGCTGGATGGCGCAGGAGTCGGGCATCGCCAGGGTCGCGTCCGTGCGCGCCTGGGCGACCTCGGCGGCGGTGAAGAGCAGTGCCGACACGACTACGCCGCCGTGTCGGGTGCGGCCTCAGCCGGGGCCGCCGGTGCCGCCTCGGTCGGTACCTCGGTGACGACCGCGACCGGCGCGGCCTCGCCCGCCCCATCGGCGTCCGCCGCATCGTCCACATCCGCGTAGGGTCGCCCGTCATCGAAGCGGTCGATGCGGAAACCGCGCCGCTCGTACAGATCGTGGTAGGCATCCACGGTAACGCCGTACCGTTCGCCGCTCTGGTCGTTGACGATCTCGACGCGCTGTGTGCCCTCGTCCTGCATGATCACCATCCTTTCGTCGTGCCCGATCGGCGATACGGGTCGCCGGCATAGCGGGGACTGTTCGCGTCGACCGGCCCGAACGGCTCCGGCCCGGTCGGCGGCGTCTCGATCGCCACGTTGGTGAGCGGTTGCAGCGCCGCGCCGCGCATCCCGCGCGACCGCTTCTCAACATCGGTAAGCTCATCCTGCGTCGCCTTGCGCAGCGCCACCAGTGTGTCGATCTGCTGATGGCCCTGCTTGCTCAACCCGTCGATCGTGGTGTTGACGACCGCCTGCAAGCCGCCGATACGGATATCGAACGCCTCGCGCTGCGTGTAGAGCGCCTGCAAGCGCGGCGACACCTGCGCCTTATCCGCGTAGCTCGCCCAGATCACGGGCAGCAGTGCGGCGATTGTCCCGGTGGGGGTATCGCCTACTTTCGCCATGATCACGGACTGGACCTGCGCGACCGTGACGCCCGACATGGCCTACCGCGCCTCCGGCAGCGGGCCGGTGACCACGGTGGTGTCCGGGTTGACCGCCTCGGCGAGCTCCGCCGGGGTCGTCTCCACGGAGGCGGGGACGATCGGCAGGGTCGGCGGGCTGTCCGTCCGCACCGCATCGGCCAGGGTCATGCTCTCCGGCGCGGCCTCGTCCGCGTGCGGGACGAGCGCGCCGAGCAGGATCAACCGGTCGATGTTGTCCTGATCGACGTTGCCGTCGGCGTCGAGCGGCAATTCGTCCGCGTGGACGACCTCGCCGCGCCGCCATTCGCCCAGCGCGTCGTGCGCGACGACGAACTTGGGGGTGGCGTCCTGCGCCTCCTGCGACTTGCTCTTGCGTGCCATCGGGTCGTACTCCTTTCGCTGCGTGTGCGGGCCTGACGCCGCGCCTAGACGGCCATGCGGACGATGGCGGAGGGCATGAATAGTGCGGGTCCCCCGTTGTGGCCGTCATGGACCTCGATCTGGCGGGGCGGTCGTCCGGTCTTGGCCATGCTGTCCACGACCTCGGTGTAGGCACCGGGCGACAGGTTCGGATTGGTGGCGTTGCGGGTCATCTCGTACTCGCCGATCGTCGCGCCGTCTGTGCGCTTGCCGATCACGTCCACCACGCCGTTCGGGATGAATGGCTGGAAGGTGCCCGTCTCATCGAGGTAGCCGCCGTCGTAGATGCGGATCTGCGGCAGCCCGTCGCCCGCGAAGAGCATGTTGAGCTGCGCCTCGCTGTTGTAGGTGCCGAGCCCGGCGGTGCGCCGCCCGTAGATGTCGGCGTTGTTGGTGTTGGTAAACAGCCGATTCGCGGTGACCTGATTCATCCACGCCTCGGCGGTTGGGCCAAACGAGACACTGTGGCCGCGATGCAGGAGTTGCACCGCACGCAGATCGGCGAGCGGTGCGGCGGTTGCCGCTGTCGCCCAGGTGACCGGGGCGGTGTACGTCTGCATGGTGTAGGAGTCCGTGTGCAGGATCGCCCCGGCTGGCCCCGCCACCGCGAACGTCCCGGTCGTCAGCAACGTCCAGACGATCGATTCGATGCGGTCCAATCGACGACCGAGCAGCCGACGCTGCTCGCGCAGTACCAGATCATTGATCGCGATCGGGTTGGCGAAGCTCCCCCACCCGCGCCGGATCGTCAACTCCGCCTCGTCGATGGTGGAGAACTCGCCGTAGACGCCCGGTTGCATCTGGTAGCGCTTCGCGCCGAGCTTGCTGACCTTCGGCGGCTGTCCGTCGAGTCCGCGCACCTGCTGCAACCCGGTGTAATTGTCTTCCTGCTCCCACATCACCAGCGCCTGATCCACCTCGCGGATCGGGAAGATGCCGAACACCGGGCGGGCGGCGAGCAGATTCGGGAGATAGTCTTGCTCGATCTGACGGAGCTCGGCGCTCGTCGGGTAGAGGAAATCTGCCATGTCGCGCTACTCCTTTGTAGTAGGCCGACCCCCGCGCCATTGCGGGGACCGGCCCGACACGTCGTTGTGTCCCTCTGGTACCGCGTCGTACCAGTCTGCGCCTACTGACTAGAACTGGAAAATCCCGTTCGTGACCGTGCCCTCGACGAGCTTGCCCGCCAACTTGGTCACGGCGTTCGCGTCGAGGCCGACGATCTCCTGGCAGCGGAACGTCCCGCCGTAATAGGCCGGGGCGGCCTTGCCGAAAGACTGGCCGAACTCGCCGCCCGTGGTGCTGGTTCCGAGCGAGATATTGCCGCTCCCGTCCACCACGCACGCGTACATCAGGATCAGGGCCGGGTTCTGCGAGCCATCCACGCTCGCGGACGCATACGCCTTGTAGGTGCCCGGTGTCGCGGTGACCTCGCCGAGGATGGTGCCCTTGGCGTAGGTACCCGGCACCAGCGCGGCGTTGATCTCCGGGTGGCTCGGCTCGGGGAACAGGTAATCGAGGCGCTGGCTCGGGCTGTAACTCGTGGTGAATGTGGTCGGCATCGTGGCCCTCCTTGGTGCTAGCGCACGGCATCGTGCGAACGATCAGCGGCTACTTCGCCCGCTTCGCCTGGACATCGAGGAACGCGCGCCCTTCCGGGGTCTGCATGTGCAACTCGCGCTTGCGCTCCTCGCTCATCGGCTGCTCGCCCCCGAACTTGGCCGAGGTGATGATGTTGTCGATCACGCGCGCCTCACCGGTCGGTGCGGGCTGGGTCAGCGTGTGCGCCGGCCGCGCGGCACAGAGGGCCACCAGCGCGTCGACGCGCGTCCCCTCCTTCGTCTCGGTGCCCGCCGCGAAGGTCACGACGCCGCCGATCGCCGCGTCGTCTTTCGCCGCCTGGGCGAATGTGGCGAGCAGGGCGGCGTGCTCGGCGGGGAGCGCGCGGGACGCCGCGATCTCGCCGTCCGCGAACGCCGCCGCCTGGCTGGCGATCCGCTCCTCGCGCAGCGTGGCGATCTCCGCCTGCGCGGCCTTGAACTCGGCGGAGTCCTCAACCTTCAGTGCCATGATCGGGGTCGTGATCGGTGGCTGCGCGGCGATCGGGACGATCGGCTTGATCTCCTCGCCCGTGAAAAACGCCTTGACGTGATCCATGAAGCGCTTCTCGTCCTGCACTGGTACCTCCTCTGCGGCGCTCATGGCCGCCTTGCGCGGGGACATGGCGCTGCACTTCGCGCCGTGACTCACCGCATGGTCGTGGATCATCTGCATCGCCTTGACCTCGTGGGCCGCCGCGAACATCGGGTAGGGGTGCGTGGTGGCGTTGTCGGCGCTACAGACCGCCCCGGAACGTGCGGCCATGTCGTGTACGCCCTGTAATGCGTCCTGGCCGTGATAGGTGTCGTGGCGCGGCGCGGCGAAGTCGGCGGGGATCGTCACCGTGGCATCCGGTGTCGCCGTGGCCGCACTGAACGCCGCGAACACCGCCGCATCGTCGATGCGGGGGTTCAGCACTAGTGCGAGGCCGCTGAGCGTCTTGGTTGCGCGATCCCAGGTACAGGACACGCGGCGCTGGCCCTCATCGATCAGCCCATCGAGCCATTCGGGCAGCGCAACCGTTCCCATAAGACTGTTGCCGTCCTCGGAGAGTGTTACGGATTCTACGCGCCCTAATTTGTTGCTCAGAATCGTCGGCGTATGTTCAAGGTCAACGGGAACCGGGGCGAACTGCTCTACCGCCGCGCGCAGTTCGCCCGGTGTCATGCTGTAGTTTTTGTCCTCGTAGTTCCCGGCACGGAATAACAATCCCGTCCGCATGACATCTCCCACTACGCTACCCTCCTTGATTTCCTTATGGGGATACGGTAAAATACTCCTAGAGAGTTGACGAGCAACAATATTTTAGGAGCATAGATATGGTCGGTTTTCAACTTGGCGATCGTATCGGGCGCTGGACGATCATTAGCGGTCCTCAACGTATGGAATTCCGCTCGGCTCGTCCGTGGGGTTTCCATGTGCGGTGTGAATGCGGGACGGAACGGCTGTTGGGAAAGGGCAACCTTTCGAGCGGGCGATCCCTGTCCTGCGGTTGCTGGCGTCCCGCTATCCTGAGCGAGCAACGCCGTATCCACGGGGGCTCCCGCACCAGGCTCCACAACATCTGGAAGGCGATGAAGCGGCGTTGCTTGTTGCCTACAGACAGCGTGTACGCGAACTACGGAGGCCGTGGCGTGACACTGGCCCTCGAATGGCACGAGTTCGTCCCGTTCCGCGATTGGGCCGAGTCGAACGGTTACACCGATGAATTGACGATCGATCGTATCGACGGCACGAAGGGCTATGAGCCGGAGAATTGCCGATGGGCGACGTATCAGGAACAAGCCAACAATCTCCGCAGTAACCGAATCCTCGAAGCATTCGGAGAACGAAAAACCCTCGCCATGTGGGGCCGGGATCCCCGCTGTGTCGTGACGATCAACACGATCAAGTCGCGTGTGGCGAGAGGATGGGACACCGAAGCGGCGATCACCGGCCCTCGCTACGTTCACGTCAACCCGCCGCGGCCTTACCGTACAAAGCGGCGCATTGCAGCAGGGTTGGTATAGATCGCGGTTGCCCTGCATCTCGGCGTTCATGCAGCACCGCCATCGGCGGCGGCACCCGTGCCGGGATCGGACGTGCCGTCGCCCTGCGACTGATTTCGTGGCGCGATCACGGGGGCGGGCTTCGGCTGCGCGGCGAGTTCGGCGGTCCGCTGCATCAGCGCGACCTCTTCGGGCAATCGGGGACTGAAGTTCAACGCCTCGTCGAGTCCGGTGTATTGCGACGGGGCGATATACCCGGAGGTTTGCAGCGCGGCGATGCCGTTCATCATCTGGACGATGTCGCTCTGCTCGGTCGTGCCGAGCGTGACGCGCGGGCACAGCCGCACCGCGTCCTCGCCCCAGTTGTAGCGAATCCAGGGCATCAGGATGTCGCGCGCCAGCATCCGCGCCACCGCGCGCTTCGCTTGCTTGATGATCGTGTCGAGCACGTCCTGATGGACCAGCGACGCCGCGCGGCTCTGGTGCCGCCCCTCCTCGCTCGCCAGCGTCTGCCCCAGGATCGACTTAGTGATCATCCGGTCGTAGAGGTCGAACGCATGAATGAACGCCTCGCCCGTCCCCGACGAGAAGAAGATTTGGAACGTCGTCCCGTTCGGCAGGGCCAGCGCCGTACCGTTTTTGAACCCCGCCAGCGTGTCGAGGAGCCGCTGTTCGGGCGTGATCGGGATCGGCAGGCCGTTCGCGTCGAGCGGGCCGGTCGGGTTGCCCAGCGCGTCGGTCGGCACGTAATTCTGCGCGTCGGGGCCGGTCGTGGCGACCACGGAGGGCGCGGCGAACTGCGTCAGGTAGCGCAGGTGCTCCTGCATCACCTGGCGCTTCAGGAACCAGGCGGTGTACGCGGGGCGCAGGACCGAGGTGCCGACCGGGTTGCCCTCCTCCGGGCGGAAGGAGAGGATCGCGAATTTGGCGCGCGGCATGAAGTTGGGCAGGCTCGTCGGGTCGATGTACCCGGTCTGCACGGGCGTCGCCTCGCCCGGTATCCGCGCCAGGAGGCCGAGCAAGCGCCCGTAGGCGTCCACCACGAACGCGGTGGCAAGGCGGGGCTTCACGCGCAGCGCGGTCAGCATCAGCCGCGTCGTGCCATCGTGCGCCTGGTAGGCGTAGACCTGCTCGGCGACCTCGTTGCCGCGCGACACCGCGTCGAGCAGGTTCCAGAGCACCTCGTCGAGCGGCGTCTCCAACGCTTCGAGCATCGCGGTCGCCAGGTCGTTGAGCTGCACGGCGAGCGCGTAGTCGGGGTCGGTCTCGTCGTCCAGCGCGGGCGCGAGCTTGGCCCCGTCCTCGAGGATGGAGGCCTTGAGGATCAGCAACGCCGCCGCGACCTGGGGATCGTGCCCCATGCGCTCGTAGATGTCGACGCCGAAATCGCGGGCCAATTCGTCGATGTCGGGGGACAGGGCGCGCGCGTAATTGGTGAACCACTGGCCGCTGCCGCCGACACCCCCGGTCACGTAATCGCGCGTGGGGTCGGCGCTCACGGTGATGGTCTTGCCCGGTGTGGCGGACGCGGGGTTATCCGGCGTGCCGGGGAGGCCGCCGGTCGTGATCGTGTCGGTGAGGGTGCGGGCGGTGGCTGCGACCAACGAAGAAACCCCCACGTCGCCGGTCGCACGTCAAACGCGCGTGGGGCGTGGGGGCTCGGTGGCCCATGAGTTCGCTTATCTGTCTACTGTAGCACGGGTGTTCGCGGGCTGTCAACCGGGGCGCTGTGGATATGCTTTTGTAACGCATCGAGGGCACAATACAGATCGACCATGTGCTTCGACTGTCGCGTGATCGTCTGCTGCTCACTGGCCTCGTTCAGGACAGCACACGCGGCACTGATAACCGCCTGAACCTGATCGATGTCCGTCAGTCGCACGGTGATTGTTTGTGTCGCCATTGCATCCCCCTCACTCCCCATCCGCGTCGCCCGGTGCGTCCGGGTACGCCTCGATCAGTCGCGCAATATCTCGCTCCACCATTCGGTGTGTGATAGGCGCGCTAATCTTCAATGCCTCATCGAGGGTCAGGGGTCGCACAGACAGCGCCTCCGCCATTAGGCGCAACGTATCGCGCGATACGTGCAGGAAAACAAAATCGTCATCCTCCTCGCTGTGCGACCAGGTGTCACCAGGACCGATGCATACGCGCCCGGCTAACTCAGCGAATAGTTCGTCAGTCGCCGCGTTCATGCCCCCACCTCCAATACTCGTCGTCCACGCTATGCACACTTACGCTGCTCTTGCGCCTCCGCTAGTCCCTCGGGCCGTTCGCCGCGCGTCTCGCCCGCCAGCACGATCGTCTGACCGCGCCGACACCGTCGATTCGGGCAGACGATCTCGATGCGCCCCGTCGCCGTGGGCTGCGCCCGGAACAGCAGCGCGCGACAATCGGCGTTGCGGCAGCGGTACTCGGTCATCGCCCCTCCTCGCTGGTTGCCACCATGCGCCGCCGTCGTGGTGCAGGCGGCGCGGCGATGGGAATGTGGGCTTCGGTGCCTGCCGCGTCGCGCAGCACGAGCGTCACGGCGGTGATGGTATCGTGCTGCGGTGTACAGTAGGCCCAGGCTGCGCGTTGCAACCGGCGCGACACCACGGGCGGTGCCGGACGTGGGCATCCGGCATGGAACGCCATAGCGCGTGCCGCATCAGGGTTTACTCGTGGGTGATTGCGCCAGCGCTCGATGCGCTCCTGCGCGGTCGCTTGTAGCTCGGTAAGCTTTGTGCCGCCCGCCCGCTCCTGAAGCAACTCAAAAATGACATGCACGGTCCACCAGGGGTAGAGCGCC